AGGCGAACCAGTTACCATTGCGGAAGATGTAAGAGTATTCTTCATTATCAGTGAAAAATTCTTCCATATCTTTATCATAACGAGGAGGGCAATTCTCACCACGAGCAGAATAATACTCAGGGCCATACTTGTTACCATCGGTGCGATCTTTGCCCCAAACAGTATCATTCCAGCAAGATGACATGTCACCACCATCAATCAGTTCGGAAACTTTCTCCTTTGTATTGTAGTGCGTTTCAAGAATCCGACCCAGCCAAGTAGGATAACCATCCCAGTGATGATAGGCAGACAGAATAGAACCGTCATTGAGTTCGATGCCGATGCGTGAGCGTGTTGCCATGTGGTGTGGTGTTCCTCTCAACATGGCCAATATACATGAAATGGGAGGTCTGTATGGGAATGGTGGACGGTTTGACTGACTGGCCCTGACTGGTTTGGTGCTGCGTGCTGGTGGGTTCAGGTCCAGGAAAGCAGAACCCTGATGGCCACTAGACCGAAAACCTGTTTTTTCCATAATTTCATGCGAAAGGGGCATCAGGTCATCCCCGACACCCCCGTGATGGAAAATTTAGTTTTTAATACTAACGACCAACAACTGGGTTGACTCCCATAACTTTGGCAGTAGGATTTCTTGCTTTCGCTGTAGTCAGAGCATCATCCCTATTTGCTGCCATGACTTCTTCATTGAAGACTTTTCCACCAACAAACAATTTAACTTCCCACTTCATGATTAACTCCAGGATTTTGCAAGATTGAAATTTGCGTGAGAGAATTTCTCACGATTGACAAGTTTGAACATACCAAACTCATTGGTGCGAACATAACCCTCACCACCACATTGACGGTTGCCAATATATGATTTAGGTCCGTTGTTGCGACATAGGAACAGCATATCATCTTTGATGGATTTAATCAAGAGCCAGAAACTAATTAGGCGGGAATTGTAGAATGTTTCTGGAGAAACTTCCCGACCCTCTCGCACACACTTGTTCAGTTCGATTTTCAGTTTAGCAGCATCTTTCTCATCAACAAAGTCAACGAGTTGTGACATCTGCCGAGCGAAACCAATAACATCATCAAAATCCTCATCAATTTGCCATGCTTTTGGTTGGACAAACTTACAGGTATCAGTATCATCAAGATGTCCTAAGAATGGAGTAGCAACAGCATCTCGCAGAGAGCTACCATCGGGAACATGATACTGAGTATGTGGTGCTACGATGATGTCCTGACGGACAATCTCATCAAAGATGTAAGTTATCGTATTAGGTGTATAAGTATCATCGCCACCAAAACCAATAAAATCATATTGTATAATCCTGCTGGTAGCAGGGAGGCAATCAAGAGAATGATGCAGAATTTTAGCAACTGCCCCAGTGTGATTCTGCTCAATTTCTTCATGAGAGTGATTGATTTTGATTTTAACTTTGTTAAAGACACTTTTGGTTCCTACAAATCGTTTACCGTTTTCTGGATTGATACCAGCAACAATAGCTGGTGCTCCATCCATCTTAACAGAGAGGTGTGCATTAGTTGAGAACCAATCCAAGACCGATAAATCACCGGTCAGGATAGAATCTTCAGGGTGCTCAAGATGTGTGTTTTTCATGTCAATCAACCTCCGAACATTTCATCGAACAAATCACCAGATTCTTGAATTTCTGCGTGGCGATCGAGTTGGTCACGGGCATCAATCAGTGCTGCCTGCTTTGCTTTAATTTTGGACAATTCTTCGTTGATGTAGTGCAAACGAGTGTTAATCTGGCAACGGTCCATACCATTGACAGTCGGCATGTCGTAACTGATTCCGTTGATGATTCGTGGTTGCATCTCGACTGTCATGAATGTTCCTCTCAACATGGCCAATATACATGAATTGACCCCCCATAGGGAGAATGGTGTGCAGCTCGCTCACTGGTACACAGCAATCAATTCATTTACTTTTTTCCTGCTGGTTTTATTTGCAGAGATGCTCCGTCGTACCTGAATCGAATAGATTTCTGCATCTTTGTATAGTTCTCTAGTAGTAGGAACATCGTGGTTGCTAATGATCACTTTTGCACAACGATTACACAGAGACTCTGCTAACTCTGCTAACTGAATCTGCTGGTCATAAGTAAATCCCCCCTTTGCATAATCAGTGAAACTAGCAGTCTCTGAAGCAGGAACATATGGAGGGTCAAAGTAAACAACATCACCAGACTCAATATTCTCATAGAGTGCAGAATCTTCAAATGATGTTGACATAAACCGATGGCTCTTCTGAAGATAGTACATCCGAAATGTCATCATTTCATTAACGGGACACTTTGGATTCTTCATTTTTCCAAAGGGAACGTTGAATCCACCTTTGGAGTTGTATCTGGTCAGACCATTAAAGCAATGGCGATTGAGGTACACAAATAAACGTGAGCGTTCTTGTGTATCAGTGGACTGATTGAACAGGTCTCGCATATCATTGTATGCTTCTCGGTTATTAGTTTCATAAAAAAGTTCTTGACAGTGCTTGATAAAAGTATCATCATTTACATCTGTCACATGACCATAAAGATTGATAAGGTCACTGTTAATATCATTCAGCACATATTCACCAGCAGACACATTCAGTGCTACTGCCATACTACCACCAAACGGTTCAATGTATCGTTTTGGATCACCAATAATAGGCAACAAATGGGGCAGGACTCTAAACTTGTTTCCTGCCCACTTCAAAAAGGGTTTACGCATAAATGTAATCTTTCAAAACTGCACGAAGTGAATTATGTGGTCCTCTTTTCTTCATATTACCAAGTTTGATAAGATCGCTGGAAGAAGAAAGATAACAATCTCTCGGATACTTAAACTCATTAGTATTATCGCACCATTCATTCAAATCTTCAAGTGTAAAAGATTTGTTCAGTCCATTTTGCATAGCATAGATGAACACCAAGCGCAAGAAGTTGAGTTCTTTATACATATGCTCATTTCGATTTTTAGCACCCAGGATGTTAGCTCCACCATTAACATAGATGTTATAATCACAAACATCTGCATATTTACCAGTGTCTCTTTCAATGCAAAAGAGTTCCCACAAAATCCAATCAATGGCAGTTAATCGCAGTTTCCAAACATCTGCGGCCCGATTGCGAATCCATGCAGAGAAATTTTTATCTCCACTCCAGTTGATTGTAGACCCACCACGAACTTTGTTCCTACCAAACAATTTGTCTTGCCAATAATCTTCGACATTACTGTCTTTGAGTATTTTAATCTCAGAAACAAGTTCATTCAAAAATGGATTAAGATATGGTGCCTTACCGTTCATGTATGCTGCTGTCATGTCAACACAAAGAGCACGATAGATTTTACTATAGGTTGAACCAACGTTGACAATTTCAGCAGTTATTGGAGAAACTTTCTCAAAAATAGATAAATATGGTTTCACGGTATCTGCCATCATATCCACATCTTTGGGGACAGCACTGTTATCAATCAAACCAATAGGCCCATCCATGTCACTCAGTAACCACGAAACTAAATCTGATTTTCCAGTTGTGACATTTAATTTACCAAAACCATGTAGAACAGAGGTATAGTTATCGTTCTTAGATTTACCAGATGCAGTATGGTCAATACTACGATAAATCCGATTATATTCATCATTACTAGAAATCAGAACAATTTCATATCGAAGTGATGATTCTTCTTCGGGGACACAATCTGAGAGAAGATATCCATTTGGAATATCTAATTCACCATTAAGAAGTTTGCATAAAGTAACAACAAGAGTGTTACCATTCATCTGCTTAGGTGTCCACGCTTTAATAGTATTGCCGAATTTATCTTTAATATCAGTGGTTGGAACCACTATCATGTTTTCACGATTTGCTGTGTCGTGATTATAAAGAACATATCTTCCATTCTCATCTTTCTGCAGAAAGAAAGTTCGGTAAACATCACCTTCTGCTCTGTCTTCACTATTTCTTTGAAGTGTAACTGGTTCTAAAACTTTAGAATAAGATTTACCTCTCTTCTCAACTAATCCATCATAGAAAGGGAGATTCACATAGTGAGAGGATTTTTCTTCTTTGTGCATTTGTTTTGCGAGCAGCACAATTCGCTCAGTAAGAGTTTGAGTCAACATAGATGTTCTCCGGGTGTAGATTTGGAGTGTCAAAACGGATATGGGTTTGTTTTGACTGGACTTATTTAGTGTAGCAGATGTTCAGATATTTGTCAAACGGTTATTGTAAATGTACTTAACTCCAGATTGTTTGAAGTAATAAGAATAAGCAGATTGTGCGTCTGGTTTTGTAATAACAACACCATTCCAAGTGTTTCTGCTTGCACCACCACCTTGACCCTTGGGACGAATCTCTAAGATTTTAACTTTCTTGCCTTGATTCACAGCCCTGGCACTAATATACTGACCAGAATTAACTAGAGTGCGGATACGTTCAGTGATGTGATTATAATCCTTCTCCATTTGATTGTAAAGTTCAGGATGAGTATCTTTGGAAATTGCAAAGTTTTCACCAAATGTCCACTCGTCAATATCACCATCCTTGTTAATAGGCGCAAAGTGAACTTGCTGAATCTTCTCGTAGACAGCACTTTCATAGAATGGAACATTATTCATTGCTTCATAAAGAATCTCTTGAAGCATGATAATGTCACAACATTCAGCAGGAAGTTTTTTCAAAAACTTGAGAGTCTTACAATCACCACCATTACGGTAATCACATCGTTCGGAAGATTTAGGAATACCAATCTTCTTTTCAAATTCACTACCAACAGAACCTTTGTTGCGTCTAGTGATATTACTCAAAACATTAACTACTTTCTTTCCCTCATATTGTTTGGCTTTTGCAAATCCTTCTGCAAGCGTGGGTCGTTCGTCAGACATAATCAATCCTGTGTGAAATTGTGATCTTTTTCCCAAACCATGGATTCGGGATTGTTAATCTCATTATTCTTCCAGATGCCATAGAAGTGCATCTTTATCACATCAAATCCAAACTCTTCATTGATGTTCTTCCCAGCGAGTTTGGCAAGGCGACAGAACCCAGGTGCATGTCCTTTGGTTAAATGATACACACCAGATGCGTTGGCGTACATGTACCAACTACGGAGAATAGTAGGGTCAGCAGTTGGTTTTGCAATTTGATTGCGGATAAACTCTTCAATAAGTTCAATAGAGTACATAATCAGTAAGCGTAAGTGGAGAGGTTGCAGGCAGGAACGTGATAACCATTGTTGGGTTGATTTACATCATACACCCAAATAAGTTCACGGTCGTTTGATGCTTTGTAAGTCTTGAACCCAAACATGGGAACCAACTTTACCGTGAGAGCACCCCAATGGTACTGGGTCTCAAAATCGAAAGTCACTGGCAGGGGAACCTCCTCTCAACATGGCCAATATACAGAAAAACCATCCCCTGTGCGGGGATGGTGGACGGTTTGACTAACTGGCCATCAGACGTTCAGAAAATTATCAATCTCTTCAGTAGATTCTTCCTCTTCCATTTCAGCAACAGGTGCATAAGCAATAGTCATCTCTTTTACCAAACAATCATCAACAAATTGCTTAGTTTCTGTATTCATGACCTTCAGATACTTTTCAACATCCTTCACAGCGATGCAGTTTTCACCAACCGCAGTACGATACCACTGGTTGAAAGCACAGAACATGCGAAGGGCAGTGTTTTCCATGTTACGGGAGTGTTGAACAAGACCAGACCACCAAGCTTTGTCGTAGTAACGATAAGAATACTTGTTGGTTGCTTTCAACCACTTCCTAAACATCAGAGCAAGTGTGGGGTCATCAGAAGACTCTAAGGAATTTATGACGTTAATAATTGCACCATGAGTACGGGCTCCAATAGAACCATTCGGAATAATGTTGACAAGACTGCTAGAGATTGCATAAACAACCGATGGTTTAACGTAGCATGGGTGCTCTGCATAGGCGAGCAACTTATCAAACTCACTCTTAGTATCGTGCTCATAAATCGCATCGTCTTCAGATGCTCCAATATCTCCGATTCTAACACCTGCGGTAGAAAGGTCTTCGTCTAGTTTTTTGTCCTTTGCACTCAGTTTTCCAGACAACTTGTCCGACCGCATTTTATCAGTTTCGCTGATAGGAGAAGACCGACCATTCTTATCATCAAAGAATTGTTTTTCTGCACTGACGATTTCTTCGTTTGTAGCATCAGCAGCATGAACATCTTGGATATTCACTGCTACTTCTTCAACCCCACAGATTAAGGCCATGATAAGTCGGTGCATACCATCAGGAGAAGTGAAGTAATCAATATCTTCACTTTCGTATCCAAAGACATCAAGAACTCCAGCAGATTTGTGATTATATCCACCAATCTCTCTCAAGTTCTTGATGATGTTAGACCATTGAATGTTATCAATTCGCTGTACTTCTACAATGAACCAAATGTTAGAGACTTTGATTACTTTTTTATCTTTACGATTGGGAATGTCTCCAAGTGGTCCGTCGGATTTAATTTTCTCCAATGCAATAAGATGTTCGACTTGCGTCTTAACATCGGCGGGCATCGTATCAAGAATGTCCTGTGCCGTTTTGATTGTCAAAGTTTGTTCTTGAGCGGATTGAACTTCATTCATAATGGGATTAACCTCCTGGGGTCGATTACTTAGCTAATATACATGAATTTGGTCGGTTGTGTAAGAGCCCCGACCAGTTTGCAGATCGTCCACCAATCAGCAGGTGGCGCGGCCGATTAGAGACCCTGCTCCGGCACCTAAAACAGTGCCAAGAATAGTGTGCTTGGACTTCTTACCACCGACAGCATATCGTCCAGCAAAACCTCCACCAAGAGCACCTAAGCCCATGCGAAGCATCTTACCTTCACATTGTGCCTGATGCACTACGATTGGTTGCTGTGGTTGCTGATATTGCTGTTGTGGATATTGTTGTTGTGGATAATATGGTTGCTGATATGAACCATAAGGATGCGAATAATGATTCATAAGTTGATATGCTCCACCACATTCTACACGATTGCGGGCAGTATCCACACGACCTCGAATATAGTTTCCACTGGAATTGATTCGACCAGGAGTATAAGTTTCAGTTACTTCATGCTGTTCACATGGTTCAAGAAAAGTTGTTGACTGTGCTTCTACTGAAGTAGGGACAATTATTGTTCCCAGTGCAAGTAATGATGCTGTCAGGAGTTTCATACTAAAGTTGTATTTGTGGCCAAAATACTACATTTATTTGTAGATGTCAATAGGTAGTGGACAGTTTACTTATTGTCCTTGCGTACTTTTTTTAACTCTTTCAATTCTCCCTTTATCATTTTATAGGATAGCTCTTCGTCTATCTTGCCAGCAAGTTCCATCGCACAAATAGTTTCTACTCTAATTCCAAAATCTCTCAATGCCTTCTCAAAATCATTCAGATTTTGATACATTTCTTTCTCCTTGTGTTACGTTTTCGATATATTATATTTATTCACTTGCTCTCCATTCTTTTCTCATACCCAGATACACTGAATCGTAGGCTACTCTGTCTCGGACTTCTTTGAATATTTTTGCAGATTTCGCTTTGACATTGTGAAGTGCATCTGCCTGTTGGGGTCTAATGGCACCGTCTTCAGTATATTTCCGTCCAGAAGAATGATTTGCATACCTACGGGAGCGCGTAAATCCCATTTCAAGGAATTTCCGTGCCATATCCATTCCAATGAAGTCTCCATTGTCTTTATAGTCAAGGTACATGGAGTATATCTTAGCAGAAGATTTGCGAGCAGCAGTCTCATTCACAAACCTCCAATGAGCACAAATGTCGTTAGTGTAAGGCCGTACCAATAACACTCCTTGTTCTCCCCTTCCAATGCGATAAAATTTGCGAGTTTCTGCATCTGTGAAGTCAAGAGACTTGTAATCAAGGTCATAGTCAAACTCTTTCATGTGAAATTGTGGTTTGTATATTTCATACTTATACCCACTCTGGTTTGCGTTCTGGTTTGCGTAGGTAGTTATCACTTACCCAAGGCTTAGATGAAACATACATCTTGTATGCGGTGAAAGTATCAATAGTGTCGTCATATTTGAACTCATCGGGCATGGCACGGGTAAAATCATCTGCCATACCATAACATACAATCGCTTGATCAGTCTTCTTGTGGAAAATCTTTTTCGCCTCAAATAATGTTTTCTCACACGAATGTTCTTTACCATAACGATAACGATATTCTGTAGATAAAGCACAACCGTGTTGAATCAACCATGCCAAGTTGTACTCATTTTTACTAGCCCAAACTGTGCAGGGATGGTTTCTAAAGGCACCTTTCTTAGTCTTATAGGGTGTACCATCCTTCTTGTATATTTTACCCCAGTTTAGATACCATTCGGAGTAAATGATAGCAAGCATCTGACAACATTCCAGTGGCATTTTGACCACATGCTTATCAGGAAGTACCTGTGCTGAATGTTTTGGGTCTGCACAGGTGGCGAAGATGTTCATGATTCTGTGAAATTGTGAATGACTGGTTCCTCATTCTTTAGTATATCATACAACTCGGGACATGACGCAGACGAAATCGGAATAAATTCTGTCTTTGAGTCAAATCCTTCACTACGAATGGCTTGATTGATAACGATTGAACCATTCTCACCAGAAATAGAGCGATGGTATGTCATTGGTGGAATGACAAGAGCACCACTTGAACGATTGAGATGAACAATGTGATATGGATACTTCCATTCTTTATTCACCAATTCAAAAGTGCGCGTCCCAGATAATACACGATTGTTGTCTGTCTGATGATAATGAATGTAAAATTGTTTCGCACCTACACAATCATTTGGTGGTGAGATAGCAGGGCCCTCATGGACAACGAGATCAGACGCATTTGAATCTTCTATTGAAATATCATAGAAGATAACTGAATCTGTTTCACGAAATACGCGATGCTTTTTGAACACTACACTACTCATAATATCTCCTTAGGTATAAACCAATACGATACTGACTGCCAGTATTTACCAAGCAAATAGGCCTGATAAAAGTCTTTTACATCATCAAATGTATTTCTATATTCTTCTGGGTAAATTGTCAGACTCATGATTGAAAAAATCACGACATGAAAGAATGAACCAGCAGGGTGATGTCCTAACTGAAATCCAAGCAATTTAGCTTCATCATTGACACTAAACCCAAGACCAAAATGTATATGTAATTGGTCATGAAGTTTAGTATCTTCACCAATTCCAGGTATCCAATTTTCTAAGAACTGAATGTAAGGATCAGGTTCCATAAGTCATCAATTTACTAACACCAATTACAATAAGGAACGATAACATGATTACCATATCCCACATTTTATTCTTAATAAAATAAGGGATTGTAAAAAAATCGGCAATCAAATGAACAATAACTCCAGGAAGAATACCCACATATATGATTGTAAAATGAGAACACACGATAAGAATACATCCTAGCATCCTCATATTTGATAGTGTTATCATTTGTATTAGAGTTTTCCTGCAACAACACCAGAGTTCACGACACGGGTGTAATCTTGGAGTGTCCCATCCTGTAGACATTTGAGATGCCATCGTGTCATTTCAATAACACCATCTTCAGTAGCTCCAGTAAGGAAACGAGCACCATAAGGTTCCTTGAGAATACTCATATAGAGACCAAAACGAGTCTTCTTAATATAAAAAGCATCATCAATCCAAACAACATCTGCTGGAATATTTTTCTCAATAGAATCAGGAGCCAAAGATGTTTCTAGTACAGCTCTGTTTTTTGGTTTGAATTGATTCAGAACCTGATACTCTTTCTTCTCTTCGTTGTTTTCTTCATTCATTGAATTACCTCCCAGTTGTCATCAGACGATTCATTGATCCAAAAAAAGTATTTACCACTGATAGATGCAAGGAATACTTTACCATCCTCTCGCCGTTCTACACGACAGGAGTGTAATGAACTCATTTCATTTGCGAAACGATTTTTAGCTTTACGTGACTTTGGTTTCACGCACATGAACTCAGTTTTCATGTAGTCTTATGATTACCTAGCCAATATAGCACAAAAAAAGAGGTCTTGCGACCTCTTGTGACAGTTATTTGAGTGGTTTTTATACAATCGTAAAGAATATATTTAACTTATATCAAGGGTTTGAAGTACATCAACCCAATATGAACTTGGTATATTTTGAATTGTATGTGAGGGTGTTGCTGTTGTAAAAGGTGGAGTATCTATGTTTGATGAGCTTATGTTGCCATGTGATCCAGGCACAGATGTAATCCAAAGAATTGTTGTATCATTAGAACCGGTCAGATCTCCATAAGTTCCAATTAATGCCGTATCAAGAGGAAGATGAAGATTTGCTCCTTCATAATCGGTCGATTGTCTCATAGCACCAACAACTAACCCATCATCACTCACATCCAGGGTTAAATTATAAAGACTGGTAGGAATATTAGAATCAATAATTTCCGTTTTCCAAATAAGATTTCCATTTGAATCAACCTTAGCAACAAGTATTGGATTTGATGGATATATCTTGGTGTCGTGTTGTCCGCCAATGTAAACATTTCCAGAATTATCAGTTATCAATCCAGTTACGCGGGTAGGTCTACTCAGTCCACCAGCAACACCAGAACCACCATTTACATTCGCATTAAATCCGCGTCTCCAGATTAAACTTCCTGATGTATTGTACCTCAATAAAAGTGCATTTGATCCGTAACCATCTGTTTGCCAAAATCCACCAACAAATATTCTATTAGAACTATCTATAGAAATTGATCTATGACCATCATTATCGACGTTTTCATAATATCTGCCCCATTGGTAAGATCCACTAGAGTTAAATTTTATAATAAATCCAGATATCGTGTTGTTTGTTGCGGTTGTACAATATCCATCACCAATCATATATGGATTGCCGGAAGTATCGACTGCTACGTCATATCCATTAGTGTAAATATTAGAAGGAGATGTAAATCTACGTTGCCATTGGAGAGTTCCCGAACTATTCCATTTAGCTAAGATTGCTTGCGAGTAACTGGAACCAGATTGTTTATATCTACCAGCAGTGTAAATATTTCCAGAAGAATCAACATCTACACCATACCAACTATCTGCTGTGGTTTGGCCAGAATGTCCATAAGACCTTTGCCACTCTATATTACCATCAGTGTCTAGTTTTACTAACCAAGGATCTCTATATCCAATTGTTGATTTCGATCGTCCAACCGCATATATGTATCCTCCAATAACTTTACCACTAGAGAAATAATTATCGTAACCACTACCATATGAAATATACTTCTTCCATATTGTTTCACCACTCATATCTTTCTTGATTATGGTTGGGTGGAAATATGAACTACCTGAATTTAAACTTCTACTGTATCCAAATGAATATACATGACCATCATATACACTAACCTTTTCTATGTAATCAGTATCTGAATATTGATTGCCCCCCATATAATTATACCAATAGGAAACAGATGCAAAATATTCTGCTAGAGTAGTATTTTGTGCTTTATATGAAGTACCCGCGACAATGCCACCCCGACTCGAACCAGCTTCAACCAACATCCAACGTGTAGTTGATTCTGCTACTTTGGTTTTCAAATTTGAAGCCTTCATTTTGTAAGAGTTATCACTATTATCATTAATCAATAAGAACTTATCAGCATAAGAACCCTCACAATTAGCAAGTAAGTTAGCTGCTGTTACCTTCTTGGGTGTTCCTCCATCATCTATGAGGAATAAATCGTTATCTTGTATTGGCATAATAGATCAAGTAAGTTCGTTGAGGTTAGAGAGTGAATAACCAGCGGTAGTAATAGTTCCAGCAAACGTGGCGGTGCCGTCAGCTTTGATGTTAACTGTAGGTGTTGAAGAACCTACCTGATAACCAGCAAACGCCGAATCAGTAGATCCAGCTGGACGAGTAGTGTAAACGCCGCCGAACTCTTGTATCCAAGCACCAGTATCTGTGGTTGGACTCGATGCACCGGCAGTAATAGTTCCAGCAAACGTGGCGGTGCCATCATAATTGATCGTACATGTAGTGGTGTCGTTAGCAGCATTACGTGTGAATAGGGCTGCGTTACCATCAGTACCTGCACCATAACCATTGGTAAGGTTGACGTTCCTCTTCGCCATCACATTGCCTTGAAAGTTGACATCAAAGACGTGCGTATTAGAACCATCTACAACTCTGAGGCCATACCCAGAATCACTAGGGGATTTAGCATAAAATCCAGCAGTTCCCATCGAGTTTATTTCTGATGCATCAATTCTGCCAGCACTAGTAATGGTCAAATTCCCACCAGCAAACGTGGCGCTGCCGTCTGTTGAACTCAATTCAATCTTTGGATTAGCAAAATCTGCAGTTGAATTTAATTTAACAATACCTGCAGTATTGATATTTGTTTGAATAGTACCAGAGGCATCAACTTCAAAAGCGCCGCTAGCAGCTTTGAGAGCACCACCAGTAGTCACCTGGAATGCCATGCTGCTGCCTCTATATCCAGCAAAGAACTCTCCAACTGAAGTAGCAGCGTCTGTAGACTGAACTCTTACTCCACTATGACTTCCAACAATTTGATCAATAGTGGCACCATATGCAGTGCCTGAACCGAGATCTAAAGATCCAAACGAGGCACTACCAGTCGCAGTTATGTTTTGGCTATCATCAATAACGGTATTTCCTGAAATTTTAATTGCCATTATTTTGGTAATTTCTTAGTATACTTTTATTTATAAAAAAACAGAGGACATAAAAGTCCTCTATTTATGGTATTCTATTTTTAATTTACACTAATCAACCAAAGTCTCCACCTTCAATTTCAGTGGATTCTGATACAAGAGAAGATGCAGAGTTAAAGTCACCAGCATCAATAACTGGAGTACCACCTTCTCCTGAAATACTAATATCAACAGTGCTGCCATTTACTGCAAAGGTGTTACCTGCACCGACAAAATTAAGTGTCGTAATATCTGTACCGATGGATGTTCCAGTAGAATTGATACCAACTCCACTAACAATTCCTTCCAACTCAGAACCATCACCTTTGAATTTTGTGGCAGTAACAATACCAGAAGCATTTACGTTAATAATATCAGTTACATGATAGGTATCATGTATGACTGTTTGTCCTCCTATCTGAATTCCCATTTTATCTTGGTGATATTCTTTACTCTAATATTTATAAAAAAAAGACTGCCAATTAGCAGTCTTTGAAATTCTTAATTAGGTTCCTCAGGCCAAATAATATCATGAGGAAATCCTTCTTGTGTAGATATATCACGAAGTTCTTGTCTATACTCTTTCCAGACAGTTTTATCTACAGTACAATCTGGTATTTGAGTCCAGTCTGTTTCCTTTAGTTTTTGATTTCTAGTTTTTCTTACCGACTCTGCTACTCTATTATCAATACCCTGTCTATACTCTTTCTTTTGTTTGGCAACAGTAACTACTTTACCTTCATCATCTGTATATTTTTTGAAGATTGGGCCGACAACAAAATTAGTAAACCACTGCCCATTTATTTCCTTTACACCATTACGAACACTGACCTCATATGGTCCAGATACTTTCGCAGCTGGACCATTTATGATTGGATCATAACCAAAACGTTCGAGTGTGTCAGGTTTAATAGGATGTTGAAAACTTACATTACGATGTTTTCTTTTGAATTCATCGACTGTGATAATTTCACCAGTCTTACGATTACGAATTTCCATAAATTAATTATATCAAGCAATAGCAAGGAATATATATTCACCACCACTCGCATTGATACCAGCGTTAGCAGATGCGGATGATGTCACTGTAAATCCTTCGTTGAGTGGGTCAATGTAGTCAGTGTTTGTGTATTCGGCTGCGTTGTCAATCTGGAAAAAAGGATCAACACCACTACTTATGCCCCTAGTTGTGTCCCATACGCACCAATTGCCACTGCTGCCAGCATCGTAGCGTTTAATCATCACAAACCGTGCGCCTGCTGCAAAGCCGCAATCAACATTGATGTTACTACCTGTACCTGTGTAGCTGCCAACCTTACTGATACCGTCTAGGCTGGCAAAGAGGTAGGCTATGTAGTTTGTACCATTGTAGTTTGTACCATCCCAAGCAGCATTACCCAAGGTGAACTGGGTTGAAGTTGGTTCTGTGCTATTCCACGCAAGACCTCCACTTGTACTTCGGTCTTGATCTGTATTAAGTCTAATAAAATTACTGGCAGTCAAGGATGAATGGTAACAAATCCAGTTAATGGTACTGTTGTTTCGTGCCTTTGTAATGATAAAGTCAGGTTTAACGCCAAGATTATGGTTAATGGATTGATTAGTAACCCCTCCCGTATAAGTCACCACATCAAAGAAGCCTGGGGCGCGGCGGAATTGGTAGAAGATAGGGTTACTATTATACGCGGTAGTAGGCAGATTTACTTTACCTCCGGGGGAGTCCCATTCAAAGTAATTAGCGCTATCTTCCCCGTTGGTAGAGTGCGTGTAAAGCCATTTGTCTGATAACCTAGGCTCAGCGTAAATACTTGAACCAGACGAACGCGAACGCGCAAAGAAAAAGTCTGGCGTAAAATTACAAGGGATTATGGAACTT